AAAATTGTATCTTAATTTTTCAATCATTTCAAGTTGTTCAATTGTTGCTTTCATATTCTTTGTTTTTAATTATATGCAAATATAAACAAAATATCTTAATAAATAACATTTTTTACTTTATTTTTATAAATTTTTATAATTTCATTTAATTCATCCTTACTCCATTTCTTTTCTAAATGCGCTTTAGATTGTAACTCAATTAATCGTTCTCCACCTATTCGCTTTTGTATTCCAATTTGATAGTTAAGTAAATTGCCAGATAAATAAGTGTTGCAATGTTCGCACTGCAAATGAACATTATCCTCGTTAAATCTTACTGCTGAATGACCGCCTTGACTATAATAATGCCCAGCGTTTTCTTTTTTAGCTTCTTTATTACAAGAAATGCAATTCTCTCCTTTATCTCTAAATCTTATAAATTTATTAAAATGAACTTGTGCTAATTTCATTAATTGTTGATTAGTCTTTAAGCTATTTTTTAATTTAAACTTTGTTTTATTCCATTCTTTATCTTTAGCTATTGTAATCCATATTTTTAAGCATTCTGTTGAAAAGCAATACTTTTGATTAAAATTTATTGGTACAAACTCTCCCTTACAGTTTTTACATTTTTTCATATTAAAAATTATTTGCTTTAATTTCGTTTTCTAAATCCTTAATTTTAAATTTTAAATCCAAATTTAATTGTTCTAATCTGCTTGAACTTGACGAAAAAATACGAGCTTGTTTCTCCAGAACTAAAAAAGTGTTTAATACTTCCGAAAGTTCGTTTTCAGTTTCAATCATTGAATTTATTAAGTCCGTTCTATGTCCGTTTTTTTCTTGTATTTCCTCACGACTTATTTTTAACTTTAATAAAGTTTTGCGTAAAATAGCAGTTGCGCTTAATAGTTTAATTTCCATTTTTATTGTTTTGCTTTTGTGTTTAATTCGTCCCAAATGTCTAAGTTAATTGCTTTGCTTGTTATATTTACATTTTTTGGTCTTACATCTTTTAAAGGATCTACACTATCTATAACAAAACCTAATCCACGATTAAATTCACATAAAATAGGCATTTCCAATTCAGTATGTTTGCCACCAGTATCCATATCTTTTATTTTTTCAACATTTATCATTGTAAAATACTTCATTTCGTTATGCTTTATAAGTCGATGAATAACAAACATATCATCACATCTATTTAGAAACGCTTTACCACCTTCAATGTAATCTTTTAATGGAGGTCTTAAATGTCCTTTCCAATGATGTTGATCTGGATACAAATTTCCATTTCTACCACTTTCGCTTGTTGGATGTGTATTTATGTAGATTGTTTTTCCCGTTTCGTTTACAAATTGCCGTGCCATATTTAAAAATTTATAATTTCCTTCATAATTCATATCTCTATCTAATCCAGTAAAAGGATCTATTAAACAAGCGTCTGCAGATGAGTTTCTAAAAATTTCTAATAGTTCTATTGGTTTATATAACTTTACGTTGTCAATAAAATCAAAAAATTGCTCTAAATAAGCAGAATAACTATGTATTTGATTATTGGTTAATTCTTTAAAAGGTTTACCAGAATAAATTTGAACCATGTCTCTCATTAATTGTCCACTTTGATTCTCACCACTCCAAATAATAAACTTTAAATTTTGCTTAATAGCTAATGTTAAAAAGTACCAAGTTATCCAATAAGTTTTACCAACGTTATCGTGTCCTAAAATTATGTTTAATTGTTTAGTCTTAAATCTTAAATAAATATCTAAAGGACATCCTATGCCTAATCCTTGCTTTATTTTACCATTTCGATAATCTATTAAATAATCAATAAAACTTCCTTTTTTCTGTATCATTTTTTATTTAATTTATTTATTTGCGACATTACATTGTTATAAAGATCATCTCCAACTTTATCAAATTCAGCTACTTCATATTGTTTAAGCCAATTTTTAGCAGTTAAGTATAAAGATTTATAATTTTTATTGCTTTTATAATTTTCAATTTTATCTAATACCTCATTAATTTGTTGTTTTGAATTTAATAAAAGCAACTTTTCAAACTCATCATTTGTTAAAGATAAATGATCAAAGCTTCTATAAATATTATTATTTTCTTTATTATCTTTCTTGTTACTGGTCACTTGCTGGTCATTCATTGGTCTTTCGTTGGCCACTTCGCTAACAGTTAGTTGATACTTTTTATAGTTAACTACTTCAATTACAGTACCTTGCGTACTTGTTTTAATGGTCAATTCATTGGTCATTTTTAGCTTGTCTAAAGCGGTCCTAATTTGTCTAACGCTAAGTCCAGTTTCTATTGCTAAAATATCTCTTGAAGTTATAATTGTACCAACTTTTAAGTCCATTCCTCTATACTTTTTTTCCTTATGGTTTGCTTTAAGAATAATATATAAAAAAAGTCTAAAAGTATTTATATCAGAGAACCATTCCCATTCCAAAATTTGCCTATGTAATTTAATCCAACCACTCATATTTCTAATTTTTGTTGAAGCAAATCATTAGCCCACATAAAACAAGTATTTTGATCCTTAAATGAAACGCTAACTTTATTTAACACTTCGCTTTTATTGTAAATAGATTCAATGTAAGCGTGTTTATCCTTTATTTGTATAAAAACATAATAGTCACTATTTAAATGATCGCTAAGGTCTTCTAAACAACAATTAAATGTATATGAACGGTATTTAGTAGCTTTAACTTGATACTTATAACCTTTTTCATCAGCAAAATCAATTTGTTGGTATTCTCTATCTGCTAATTGTTTAAATATTTTTTCTCCTTGGTAATTAAGCGTAAACCATAATTCAAATATTTTTTCACCTATAAAACCAGTAGACTCTTTTGCTATTTCTGGTGGTATTTTTATTCTTGATAAATATGTCCTCATAATTTCTCTTTAATAAATGTACCATCAACCATTTTACCTTTTCTTTCGGCTATTACTTTATAAGCAGAATTAATACAATCTTCAATCGTAATATTTTCAATATCGCCATAACCGTCCTCTCCTTCCTTATAAAGAGGTAACAACTCTGTTAGGTTAGTTAAAACTACTACTATATCACCAATAGCGTCTATCATTTCGTCTTTGTCATTATTAAGAATAGCTTTAGATAACTCTCCTACTTCCTCAAATAATTTAATACATTGAGTTTTAGCATCGCCTTTTTCGTAAATTCCTCTTTCAGAAGCCCAATTTCTTATTGGTTCAAATTCATTTTTTAGTTTCATAATTTTTATTTTATTGGTTTATTTATATGCAAATATAATTATTTATTTTAATCTATATACATTTATTAAAATGTTTTTCGTATAAATGTAAATTAGCGGCATAATGAGTGTAAAATCCTTGCTTTACTTTTAAAGCTTTACAAACTAAGTTATGCAACATAAGAAAAGCATAAGCATCATTACAAAATCCAAACCATAAGTCATTAGATCTCATTAATACAGTCATGTGTAACTTGTCTGAGTCAGGTGTAAAATAAAACTGAATAGATAGTGTGCAAGGAGTATCTCTAGAGTATTCCTTATGTTCTTTTCCATCATAGATAGATATTAATGCACGTCTACTATATTTATCTCTCTTAAGTTCATTAATTACATATTTTAATTGTTCATTTCTGCTCCATTGCCATCCATAATTAGAATTTACATATCCTCTTTCATCCATGTGATTGTACCATATTTTAGCTATTTTTGCTATTTCTACAGCACTTCTATCTTTGCTTAAATACCATTCCCATTCTTTTTCTGCATAACTAAGTTTAAAATTTCTAAATTTAGATGTTACTATTTTTTTTGAAGTGTCTGTTATAGTAAACATTTGATTGTAAAGGGCTTTAGTTCCATTTTCTTGTTTGCTTTGACTATCAATTTTTAAATAGTAATATTCAAAAGCTTCTGTTACTGTTTTGAATTGCCACATATATTTTCTTTTTTAATTGAGTAAATTAATTTTCCATCAGTGAATTTGTATAGTATTTCACCATCCCATAATATTTTTTTTTCTACAAATTTACCTTTTAATGTTTTGCCAATAAACTTAAAATCATAAAAGTTGTCTTTAACTAATTTCATTTTTTATTTTTTAAATTTACAATTCTAATTATCTCGTTATCAAACTTTTCTTTATTCCAAGAATGTGCAAAAATAGCTTTTCTTTGTTCATTAGCATATTCCATTAATTCATCATCCGAAAGGTTTTCTAATCTTTTCCAAGTTATTCCTAAAGCCATTAAATCATTTAAAGAAGCATAAATAATAGAACGTTGTAAAGCTGAGTAAATATACCTAATTCTAAACCATCCACTTCCTGAGTGAGGATATTCTGGGCAAAGAATTCCCCAATATTTTCCACATTCATTATATACATCAGTTTCAGAATCTAATTTTATAGAGTCTTTAATTGATTTGGCTCCATAATAAATAACTTTCCATCTAACTCCACTTTTCTTTACCCATCTACTATGGTCAACAAGCGAAGCTAACATGTATTCCTTTTTCTTTTCTTGAGGTTCTGGTTTAATATTAATTTCCCAATTCTCAATAACATAAGGTGT